GTGACATATAGTGCAGAAGCGAGGGATTCACCTCTTTCCCAACACCATGATAGATGTTTGGGGTCACCGGAACAGAAAAAATATAATCTTTTGGATTGTCCAAGTGTGTCCATGGGAAAGTGGCGAAATAGCTCTCAATCCTTTTACAAAGATCAAGAGACATGGTATCTTCACTGCTAGCAGCCCCACTAGTTAGTGGGTCTATAGTTAGCTCTTGCTTCCTCGTGAGAGAGAGTTTCTGTATAGATTCTATCCCATCCGAGACTGCAAGGCCATCAAGCGGAGTATTTCTGACTCGTGTAATATTATTAACATCCACAGGTTTAGAAAACCCAAACAAAGCAGCAATAGAACCAATCGCCTTGGCACCGATGTTGGTCGCGAGAGCAAACTTACCAATAACAGGAGTGTCAGACAACTTGCCTGCAGCATCTGCCACAGCACTTGCAATGCTAGAGACGGGTCCATTAGTCGCATATTCACTTTTCTCTTTCGGGATTTTAGTGATGCGTGGGCCTTTCTTAGCAGTAGGAGCATGCGCTGTAGGAGCAGTAAGCACAACATCATCAAGACAAGCAAAAATGGTAATGGAAACAGGATCTGTCCCACCATTTAGCTGAGTCAAGTTTGATAGAGACATAACAGTAATTGTTCCAGGTGTCTCAGACATTGAGCTACGCGTAGCTAAGTTGATATAGTTTTCTGGCCATAGAAACGGCACACAAAGACATGCACCCTTAGAGGTACTGGCATTTAAGAAAACTCTCGGCTTTTGAGATTGATGTATCATTCTTCCCAAAGTCGTGGTACCACCTCTTACAACACCCATATAATTATAGGAAGCCAGCAAAATGCCAGCATGCTGAGGAGTACCATTAAGCATAAAGGTAACTTTTAAATTACCTCGCACCAACATATAGTTTGTCAATTTAGCTTTTACAGCAGGGTTCTGAAAAAACAGATCCCACGGATCAAAACTAAAATCTTGAGGAGCACCAACGGACCACTGCGCAGCAGCAATCTCAACAGGGCGCTCAAGAAATTTGACAATGTTGGCATCTGAGCTATCAGACACATCATAAGTTTCATCTAATTTTGACTTTAACTCAACATGAGTTTCAGAGTCAGGATTAGCCACATTCTCAACTGTGGTATGAAAATCAGCCGTTGGCACGAAACTGTTTTCATAATAAACTTGTTGCCACATATGATCATCAACTTCACGTCGTGGCTGCACTATGTGCACGGAAGTTGACTCCAATTCTTGTATCGCAGGAGGAGGATCAGCGGGGGAGTTATATCGCGTTCCCCAATGCCTAAAATTGTATTGTTCAGTAATCATCAATTCGACAGCGTAGGTGATTAACCATCGCTGAAAGGAAATTCGTTAAGTAGGCTTTCCTAACCTACACCACGTCTAACGTGGCCTGCCCGGTATGAGATCCGGAAACTGAAACCGCAGTACAATAATGAGTGCATAATAGCGGAAAACTATACACTCATGCTATCAGAACTAGTCTGAATCGCTATCCCCCCACCCTAGAGGGTAAACACTCATATGAGAAGGTTGCTGCCTGAGATATGTAAATTCAGGACGCTCAAGTTTGCCATAAGGATTCAAATGATCCGGCAAATCGAGATCAGCACACTCCAATCTCGTGGGTGGGTGACGGGGGTAAAGAACACCACACATGTTATATATGTGGTAGCCAAAGCTTCGTTCAAAAAATGATTCAGGAATATAATCCCTAATATCTGGCTTGGCTTCGACAATAGACAATAACTGCTTGTGTCGTGTCTCATAAATTTCTGGCCCATACATGGCCCACTCGCGATTAGCGACTTCGATAATTTGACCAATTTGTTCAAGCTCACTAATAGTCTTAGAAAGTGTCACTGTAGTCAACATTTTAAAAATCGACTTCTCATCTAGTGGACAAAGAACCAACTTGGGACAAACAACATTGAAAGTGCGTTTCAGAAAATCTACCTTTGATAAAGGCAGATATCGAACACTCTCAGAAGTTTTGTCAGCCATAGTATACCGCAAACCAATGTCTGCCAAGGCATTCTGAACATCAGTATGCCCAAACTCAATGTCAGGTGAAGTGGTGAAAAGATTATCATCACCCATAACATATAATGTCACGAACTCTTCAAAAGTACAAGGATCACGTTCCGTTGACACAATGTACGCATAGTACATATCAATCAAATTAACGATACAGTTCAAAATCAGAGTAAGCGCATGGCCAGAACAGTTAGTACCGAATAACATGATTAAATCACCATTCATGTTGACGAGTGGAAACTGTAGGTCGGCAGTAATACCCTCCTGAATATGGAGATCATCTTGTGAAAAATTGCCAGAATCTTTACACAATTGCATGAGAACCCACATACCAAAGGAAATTCTTCCACCATCCATATCGGTATCATATCCGCCATGATCTCCGGCAGAAGCGCGAGAGGCACGACCACCGCGAGACAAACGATGATAAAGCTCGGTCCATTTGGCGTAGCAGTTCATACCAGCAGCAACGCCAGTATCCATGCCATGCTCCATGATCTCACTAGCAAGCATCAGAAATTGTTTTCGCATAACGATAGTAAAATCTAAAGCGCTCGCAGTAAAAACACGCGTTTTCCCAACATCTATTTTCTCCTGTGGTATGGCTTCGTCTTTTAGGTTGGCGTCAAACATAACATTTGCGCGCTCACCTCTCTTGTAACAAGACTCGATATGATCTACATAATTCAGTACTTTCTCACAAGGAACGTAAGTTCCGTTCAACTGTTCTAAGTATTGAATCTTTTTACCTGGGAAACGAAATCCACCAGAAGTAGAACGATCTATCTTGTTAACAAAAGGTAAACCATCTTTGCCATTTAAAGCAACATCAATGTCTACAGGAAAAACATTGTCCAAATTAATGTACTTCTTGATACGCTCATAGACAGCGTTTCGAGCAAGATGCATTTTGGGCAAATCATAGCGTGTGGGAGCACGAATACGCGCAGCAAACCCTTCAAAATCGGATCTATCCACTCACCACTATCGTTTAGGAAAGCCTTCATAACAGGAGCTCCATAATTTGGAACATCCCCAAAAATGGCTTTCATTTCAGAGTAAATAACCGATTTTACAGTACGAGAAGTGGGAGACTTCCTTCTGCCATTAAAAGAGCCTATTGGAATACCATGACCACTCAAAGTGTTATGGTGAAATGGACTCTTTTTATGCAAATCAACAAGCTCACCCAATCCAGTATCTTTGGTAGAGTATTCAAAATTTCCAGCACTAATAAATCCCGGAAGAGAATCAACATCGGAT